CGACTTACAAGCTTTATTAAGATCCCATCCCTAAGTGTCTCTCGTTGACGTCTACGGTAATTATCGAATACTAACGGAACCTTAACGAATTCGAACGGTACAAGTTTATCACTCTTTCCAAGAGTCAAACTCCTTTACATGATTGGAGTATGGCCCGCGATCTAACCGGGTCTTGAGTACCTCATCACCTGCGGGGCGTAGGACATATGCGTTCCAGTACGATTCCCAATCTTTCTTGACGGACCCAAGAAAGATGCCAGCATCCAGGGGTTGATTCACGGTCAAACCCCGAAGATAGGCCTCGATGGTATGTTGTAGTTCGACGGGTACATTGTAGAGTCTTTCAACGAGGAGCCGGGTCCTGTCACCTACAGGCCTGCTAGGAAGCGCGTTATTAAGAGCTTGACGCAGCTTTTCCTTCGTCCACATATCTGTGCCGTTGATCATATCTACATGTTTCTGTACACTTCGTCGCGGTACATGTGCGGTGATGCGGAGGGCGTAGTTTGCCAGTTCATCCAAAATCGGACAGCCATTAAACTGGTGTTTAAGCGACATGGCTTTGGCCCTTAGGAGCACGGCGAGTTTCTTCTCGCCGGCGACGGAATAGGACCCGGACGTCCATCCAAACTTCATGAGTGCTTGGATCGGATCTGTCACATTGATTTGATCAGTAAGATCGAAGACTAGGCCACAAAAGCTCGCAGTCTCCAGCTGGTCATGGTGGTCAAGCTTAATGACTAAACCTAGACTCGCAAAATCTTCAACAGTAGGACAAGGCCCCTCAACCCTGTACAAACCATCGTCCCCCTCAACCACGCCTACGGCGTAAGTTGCTCCGACCTCATCACAAAGAAACTCCATGAACATCAAGTTGGAAAACCCGTTTCCCAACGACGTACACATCTCTCCGGACATTCGAGTCGCGTCAATATCGACGCTAAAATCTCGAAACTTGCATTTATTCCGGCCAGCCAGAATCTCATCGCATATGCGCATGAACTCTGGATGATAGGGGAGTGAGGACGTCATATATGCGTACAACTCTATCTCAACCGCCATCATCAATTGTCTGGTAAAGAGTGCTTCAAAAGAAGTATAGTCTGTGGCAATGTAAGTACCTCCCACACGATAAACACGATCGTAAATGTAAGCGGGGCGCTCATTGACTGGGACCTTCTTTATAAAAGCAGGGTGCTTGAAGACTTTTTGTTCTATTTGATGAAATATCGGCCCTACAACGCACTTAAATTCATCAGTACGGGCGTTGATAGCTCTAGCATGTTTAAACTCTGCATAAAATTCATCTTTCATAAACGATTTACATCTTCTTAACTTTGGATTGGACCACACGTCTCCCTCAGCGTTAGCGTGGCATTCTGCTAACTGTTCCTTCCGCCACTGCGGGTAATTGGCGTGCTCGAGCCAACTGGGGACGCTGATGTCAGTATCTGGCTTTAGCGGTTCCAGATTCTTCTTTAGCCAACTCCGAACGAAAGCCCTTAGGCGTCCGACGCGTTCTGAGTCTGCAACGGGGGTTTGCGACGCAAACCTTTTGATCACCCCTGCCCATGTCGTGTCCGGATCGGTAGGATCCGGGTGCGGCAAGCAAGCTCCCTCGACATGACACCCTAAACTCGTTGCTACTGCGGCTCTACGGGAAATATCCCTCTTGATCTTGCCGTTAGTCATAAACTTAGTATTTGGTTTGGTGTTTGGTAGTCTTGGGAGCTCAACCTCGCCGTACCGATACCCATAGGCAACGGCACGACCCATCCGATTGGATGGTTTTGAGTTCAGGGGGGTAACCGAAAAGGCTGGGCGTCTGCACGCTCTGATATACAGAGGTAAAACGCCCACGTCATCCGGATGGTGTTGCCGAAAATGTCCTCACCGTAGCTCACCTCCTTCCTGGACCAAGGAAATAAGCCCGCGCCATCATGTCTCTCTTTCAAGACGGAATAGCGACTAATATTCACGGTGTCAATTCGTCCGGCGGCCTGCTGTAATGCTAGCGCTACGAATTTAGGGTCCCTGCCTGGTACTAATATATTTGGAACGCTCAATTGAGTAAAGAGCTCCATACTGACCGTATTTACCTGACGGTCGACGTTCATCCAAAATAGTCCAACATTTGCCCTGACATACTGTACATCAGCATAATAAGGATCCTTATGCTTGATATCCCTAGTGGAGTACGCGTCAGCTCGCTCATCACCTGACTGTGGAGCCTGTAACGCAATCACCTTGTACTCATAATAACACTTAAGGAGTATCCATCTACCTGTGCGCCACCTCGCGATCAAGGCCACACATGCTATCCACGTTGCTGTCAGACCAGCCAGGAGGTAGAGATGTTTAAACATGGGGGAAGCTAGGCCTACAAGGATGTCAGTAACATCCAAGAAGACCACCAGTGAATCCGCTCCCATGCAGTTTTCCAAACAGAAGTTAGCAACCGTCACAATTAAGGCGAGAATGCTACCCCCGAGGGACGAGCCTAAGCCCGTAATCGCTGTCAGCCAGTACACGAACAACCAGCCGAAAGTCTGACGTACCTTCGACAATGTTGAAACCTTATCTGTGAAACGGAACTCGAACTGACGCAAGTCCGCCAAGCGTTTGGCTTCCTCCTGGGCAAACAATGGACACCACTTCTCCTGAGTGGGAACCACTGGTTCCTGGGGTTCTTCATCCCTCCGCTGCTGGATGAGCTCGCGCTGCGCATCTCGTGCCCCAGCGTCTTCAGCTTGCTGCCTACGGTCCTCGCTAGCAAGTAAGTCTCTCGACTTGTTGCCCGTCTTAGGTTTAACCACAGGTTCAGCGCGGCCAATGCGTTCTTCTTCAGCATCGGGCGTTTTAATTGGCGGAATGTCATCCTCCGTCAAGTAGGGCTTCTCTACTTCCTTCGCTGCTCCACGGACTTCACCATTTCCGGAGCGTTGCATTTGTTTGACATTATGGGCCGATAACG